AATTCAACGTGCTGTTGAAAATGTTACATCTAGATTATCACAAGGTGAAACTGTGATGGGTGAGTTAGATCATCCAGAAGAGTTACAAATTAATTTAGACCGAGTGAGTCATATCATTACAGAAATGCAATGCAATGGCTCCGACGGACTAGGTAAATTAAAAATAATCGATACGCCAATGGGTAATATTGCAAAGGCTTTATTAAAAGCAGGTGCAAAATTAGGAGTTAGCAGTAGAGGAAGCGGTAATGTAAACGAATCAGGTCGTGTGTCTGATTTTGATATTATTACTGTTGACATAGTTGCTCAACCATCGGCGCCCGATGCCTATCCAAAGACCATTTATGAGTCTTTGTTTAATATGAGGGGCGGTAGCATGATACATGAAATTGCCCAGGATTATACACACGGAAACCCAAATGCTGAAAAGCATTTAACTAAACAAATCGTTAATTTTATTAACGAGTTAAAATTGAGGTAGGAGACTACTATGGCAGTAAATTTTGAAGACCTGATCGAGTCTAGTGATATTAACGAAGAAGTTCGTACAAGTATCGTTGAGGCCTGGGAAAGTCGTCTTGCCGAAGCCAAAGAACAACTTACAGCAGAATTAAGAGAAGAGTTTGCTCAGAGATATGAGCATGACAAAGGTCTTATTGTTGAAGCAGTTGACGGTTTTATCAAAGAAAGAGTTGAAGCAGAAATGGTTGAACTTGCTGAAGATAAAAAAGCAGTTGCAGAAGAAAGAGTTGCTTATAAAAAGGCTATCAGTGAACATAGCACAAAACTTAACAAATTTGTTTCAGAACAACTTGCAAAAGAAATTAAAGAACTTAGAGCAGAAAGGAATTCAGTTTCCGAACATGTTTCTAAACTTGATGACTTTGTAGTTGAACAACTTGCAGGTGAACTTAAAGAGTTCCATGCAGATAAACAAGAACTTGTTGAACAAAAAGTGAAAATGGTAAGAGAAGGCAAAAAACAACTTGCTGAATCTAAATCAGATTTCATCAAACGTGCCGCTGAGAAAGTTGAAACTGTAGTTAACAATATTGTAAAAGATAATGTTGCTACATTTAGAGACGACATTACAGCCGCAAGAGAAAACGATTTTGGTCGTAGAATATTTGAATCATTTGCAAATGAATATCGTTCAAGTTATTTGAATGAGGCATCAGATGTAAAAGATTTACAAAAACACATCGCAGAAGTTAAGAGTCAATTAGAGGAATCAAGAGCAGAAGCAAAGGCTAGTGCAGAAGCAAAACAATTGGTCGAATCTAAGTTGAATGTAGCGAAAGATTTAATGGATCGTAAAGAGAAGTTATCAGAGCTCATGAAGCCTCTTAGCAGAAGCAAAAAAGAATTAATGGTAGATTTACTTGAAAGTGTTAAAACTGAGAACTTAGAGAAGCAATTCAATAAGTATCTCCCATCTGTATTAGATGGAGAAGTTCCAGCAGTGGAAAGTAGAAAAGCATTAAATGAATCAGTGATTACAGAACACACTGGTGATAAAAACGTTCAGCCTTCATCTGAAGATGAACAGGACGTGGTTGAAATTAACCAAATCCGTAAATTAGCCGGACTTTCAAATTAGGAGATAAGAAATGGCAGAATTATTTGAGAGCAATTGGTCAGCAACTAAAGATGCATTACTCGAAGGACTTAACGGTTCTAGAAAATCAACTTTAGATGTAGTCCTTGAAAATACTAAAAGATATCTTCAGGAATCAGCATCAAGTGGTGCTACACAGGCTGGCAACGTTGCTACATTAAACAAAGTAATGTTACCTTTAATCAGAAGGGTTATGCCTTCTGTTATTGCTAACGAGCTTGTAGGTGTTCAACCTATGAGTGGTCCAGTAGGACAAATTCACACCTTGAGAACACGTTATGCCGAAGCGGCAACTGGCGTGAACCCAGGTGACGAGGCTCTTAGCCCGTTTAAGATTGCTACTGCTTATTCAGGTAGCCCAGATGCAACAGCATCATCAGAGGGAACACCAGGTAAGAAGATGAGTATTCAAATCTTAAAACAAACTGTTGAAGCAAAAACAAGACGTTTAAGTGCAAGATGGACATTTGAGTCAGCTCAAGATGCCGAATCTATGCATGGTCTTGATGTTGAAGCAGAAATTATGCAGGCTCTTGCACAAGAAATCGTAGTTGAAATCGACCAAGAAATTATCGGTTCACTAAGATCTCTAGCAGGTTCAGGTACTGCACTAGATTTCAATTCAGTAACTGGTACACAGACTTACGTCG